TGGCTTGCAATTCATCTAGAACGTCATATTTTTCTTCTGGCACTTCGATAAAGTGCTCTTTGAACAATGTCTTCATGCCTTGGATAAAGTCTTCAGCAATTTCAGTTCTCAAGCCAGACTCTATTGCTAACTCGTTCTCTTCCATGTACTGCTCAACAACATAGTTCAAATAACCATCAACTTTTTCAATTAGAGCTTCTTTAAACTCTACCAATTGATTAGCTGTTTGCTCTTCTAACTTAGAAGTAACTTTCTCCATCTCGTTATTAACTCTAGCAATAACGGCGGCTTCGAAAATAGAAGAAGCTTTTGTTCTGAATTCTTCGGATAGGTCTTCGCCAAAGATAGAGTCAAGTTGAGTTTTAATATCAACAGTTTCTTCTTCAGCAATTGTCTCCCCATCTTCATCTGTCCCCTCCATAGCCTGAGTCTTAACAGACTTAGCATCACCCTTCATAGGGAGAGGATTTACTTCCTTAGAAGCTTTGGCAGCTGCACTGTTCTTACCAGTAGCATCCATTACCTCTTCCATATCAGCATCTTTAGAAGAGCCTTGTCTAGGCATTGAAGAATCTCCCTGACCTGAGCCTTGCCCAGATTTAGAAGTATCTTTTGCTGTATTAACGGAAGGCTTGCCATCTGCAACCGCTGTTTCTGAATCGTGCGCTTCAGTCAATTGCTCAGTACCGTTTGCACGGCTTAGCAATTGTTTAATTTTGTTCTCTACTGACATCCTTGGCCTCCTAAGAGTATGTTTAACGTTTATATTTATATAAATTAGTTACTTGATAGTTCGTAGGAACTGTTCAAATACTTGTAATTTAACTTTATTTAGGTCTGCTTTAGATGCCTTCCTAATAGTGGTCTGTGCTTGTTCAACCTGTATGGCTTTCCAAACACCATTTTCCAAAATCCAATCAGCTGACTCCATAATACCTTGCACGAAAGCATCAGGGGCAGATGGGTCAGCAACAATATCAACTGTAGCTAAATGAAAGTCATCTTGGACTTCATTCACGCCTTCTTTGTTTAACTTAACGGATCCTAAACCTCTAGAAGATACACCCAGTCGAACACCTTCTTCGATAAAGTTTTTAGCAATCTTACCCATTGGCGTATCTAAAATTTTAGCTCTACCAAGGACATCGTTACCTTCAAACTTAAGTCCAGTGATCATATGTGATACTTGGTTAAGATTTATAGAGGGGTTAGGAGGATGTCCTAATTCACCCAATGAACGTTTTTCATTAATTAGTTCTTGGTATTTTTGAACTTCGCGTTCCATAATACTTCTACCATACATACGCCCATTGCGGTTTGCTTTTTCTGCCTGCATGAAGATACCTTCGATGTAAACAGACTTAGTACCGTCTTCTTTTTTTTCTGTCAGGAATTTTACATCCTGATTCATTTCTGTAATAAGTTTCATTAACGATTCCTATCTTCTAAAATTTGGCGATCAGGATCAACGAATCCAGATTCTTTTGAGAACTGTAGTATTACTGTACCGTTTGCAGCTCCAACGTTAACGTTAACGTTGGCATTAGCGTCATCAATTAAAGATACACCCATATCCTTTGTAAAGCCAACATAGTTTTGCCCAGCGTTCATTGCAAAAATAATATTACCATTTCTATTTACACTAGCAGCATTACCCACATCATATGTAATATCGGTAATAGGCCAAAGTACGTTACCTGCGGATTGGTTATTTGCAAATTGACCAGGGTAAAGAATATTAGCTAAGAAAACATTAGCTTGTCCAGTACCTGTAATCTTGACAGCAGCCTGTCGTCTTGTATTTTTTAAAACGAATATATTTGCCATTTTTAGTCTTCTTTGTTTGATTGCATATAATCTCTTACAGTACTTATGTAATCAGCACTCAAAGTAATTTTACTTTGTACCCATTCCGCAATGTTGGTATCATCTTCTAACATATCATGAACGGTTTGTGCATTAGCAATAATGGATCTCAATTGAGACTTAGCCATATCACCTTCATAATCGTACTCTCGAGGATCTTTAGCTTCAACTAACTTATTCCTCAGATGGGACAGGTTCATCTTCTTCTTCCTGGTTATAGAGGGATTGAGCTATCTCGACTTTTCTTACATCTAGGGCATCAGTTAATTTAGATGAAAGCGCAGAATCAAAACCAGCCTTGGCATCTGTATTGTTTCCGTCAATGATATCATCTATCATCCTGTTAATAATTTCTGTTGTATCCACAATGATCTCCTTAATAATGTATTATTTATTGTTGAGGAGAGGCGTTAACCTCACGACTTAGAGCAGCTGCTTGATCTGAACCCGGCATACCTGGTTGTATTTCAACCGGGTCTTTCTCGTTATCATTTTCAATTTGTTTAATTTCGTCATCAGTCAGTTTAAGAATATTCTTTCGAACATATTCTTTACTGTAGTATACACCAACATAGGGAGACATCTGATTTAAGAGATCAACTCGGTTGCGTAAATTCTCCGCCAATTTCATTTCTTGGTAGTACTGATCCTGGGCATACTTATAGTCAATCTTTGACTTAATACTTGACCAGTCTTCAGGGGTAATAATACCCTTTAATACCAATTGAGTCTCTAGCAGATCATCAAATAAAGCGTTAAATTTTCTACGCAGACGACTGATAAACTTTGCAAACTTAATCTCATCATTAGAGATTTCAGCCTGTCTACCGAAATTGAATCCAGAATTCTGTTGGAATCTAGATAACGGAATATTTAACGACTGGTATACCTTGTTCTGGAAGTATTCAATGTCAGCAATCTGACCTAGATTCTCTCCACCAGGTAATGTTGTAATTTCTGTACCTCGACCGCCTTCGCGTCTTGGTAACCAAAAGTCTTCCAACATAGTCATAAACTTACGATCGTCTTTGATCTCACCTGTAGTGGAGTCATAGATGATCTTATTACGGTACCGGGCCATGATGTCTTTCATGTACTGCTCGGCCTTTAACTTAGGTAAGTTACCTACGTCAATATAAAATATTCTTCTTTCTGGTGCTCTACTTAAACGATAGATGACCAAGGAGTCAGCCATCATCTTTAATTGATTGGTTGGCTTAATAGCTTTATTCAGATAACCTAATACAACATTTCTATCTAGATCTAAAACACCAGAAGGAACAAATGTAATTGTATCAGTTGCAATCTTAATGCCGTTGTTGTTATTAGGATTGGTACCGGCGGTATAGTTTAAGCCTTTTTCGTTATAGATGAAAAACTCATCTATTGACTTAATAACCTCTACACCAGATGGTAACTTATCTTTCTTTACTTCTCGTACTTTTCTAATCTTACGAGGGTCAACATACCTTAATTCTTGTATACCTTGCTTAGGTTGAGCAGGGTTGATAACCTTTTGATAGTACAAACGACCGTCAATATACCAACGTCTAAAGATGTCGTGAGCCTTGTCTTTAAAATCTAACAAGGAAACAACTTCATTAAACTCATCACGAATTTTACTCTTTATACTATCAGAAAGCTCCAGCTTCTCTAAATCTAGATAGACTGGATCTTCACTGTCCACAGCTGCGATTGCCTCTGTGACGATTTCTTCAATAGCATTATCAACATCTGGATAGGTAGAGATGTCTCGATAACGAGAAATCAACTCACTCTCCGAGCGAGCTGATGCATCAATATCAACATACGTGCCGAAATACCCCCCGGCCGAAACCGTGGTGGTACCATCTTCGGAAACCGGAGTTATAAAAGATTGACTTTTTAACTCCGATTGCTTATCTTCACGTCCAATTGTAAACCCAAAAAGATTAATTGCCATTATGTAATTTCAAAGATTAACGATTAAAAATACCACCAACATTAATAATACTACCTAACGGGTTGTTAGATACTGTAAAGTGTTGGTATTGGAAAGTCACGGTAAATGTAGAGATCTGGTCATTAGCACCGAAGTCTAAAGCTACTGGAGATAGATCAACTGGGAATGCATTAGCAATATTATATTGCTTTAATGCGTTACCATTTCTATCCAATTGGAATACTTGCATGTCGCGTTGGTATTCAGCAGGCTGAAGTCTACCAAATTTACCAGCATAGTCTTCCATACCGCCCATCCATTGCTCCATGGCTGAACGAATTGACATTTCAGCGTCGTTCATTACAGTAATGGTAAAGGGTGCGTAAATACGATCGCCAACGAATTTTACTTCGCGACCACGATATTGTACAATAGCAGGGTTAACTGTTTGACCAGGTAACTCAGCTACAGAAACTAAGAACGGGGCTCTTGCAACAGCCAGTGATTGTCCGGTTACATATGTCGGGAACGACAGTTGTACCATAAACTGGTTGGGGCGAGCTCCACCGTTGGTTAGTGATG